TGGTCACCCGCAATACAGACCATCTTGAACTTCAGGCAGCGCACTCTTGGTATTCTGATTCTAGTGTTAGCAAGACGGCTTACACAGATGCCATAACGGCTGGTAAAGCTTATGTTGCTGGGTAACTAAACAGTTAACCGCATTTGATAACTGAATAGCTTCGGTTTCCAGTTATCAAGCACTACCCACTAACCTTGATCCTACGATATCCACTATCGCAATAAAACAAATCTTATAAATATAGTAAAAAGGATATCTTCATGGCTATACCTACAAGCAAGTCAACATTTAAATCGTATTGCCTAAGGGCATTGGGTTCTGGGGTTATTGATATTAACATATCAGATGATCAAGCAGATGATCGCATTGATGAAGCTCTACAATACTTTGCACAGTATCATTATGATGGTATTGAGAAAATGTATCTCAAACACCTGATTACCGAAGCAGATGTGGCGCGGGGGATCGCAAATGCAACCACAACTGGAACCGATACAGTAGATGATTCTATTACTGATACATTTCTAGAGGGTACTAATTATATTCCGATGCCTTCTGCTGTCGTGTCTGTAATACAGGTCTGGCCATTCACGGGTACGGGCGGTGGTAGTAACATGTTTGATGTTCGTTACCAGTTGCGCCTTAATGACTTGTATGACCTATCTTCTACTTCTGTTATTCAGTATCAGATGGCGATGGATAACCTAGACCTTCTAGAACATATTCTCGTTGGAGAAACACCAATTAGATTTAACCAACACCAGAATCGTCTTTACATTGATGGAGATTGGACAAACGACTTCGTTGCTGGTGAGGACTATATCATTGCAGAGTGTTATCGCAAAATAGACCCAACAACATTTACAGATATTTATGATGATATATTCCTCAAGAGGTATGCGACTGCTCTTATTAAACAACAGTGGGGCGCAAACCTATCAAAGTTCAGTGGTGTTGCAATGCTTGGTGGTGTTACCATGAATGGTGATGCTATCTATTCACAGGCACAAGAAGAGATTAATAAGTTAGAAGAACAAATTCAACTTACGTTTGAGTTGCCAGTTAATTATATGATAGGATAATTAATGGCGGTTAATAAACATTTTCATTCCCCCGGCCTTGCAGCTACCACAACCAATCAACCTCGTGCTTGGCAGTGGCGGTCGCACTTGGCAGTTGAGAAATCTTTATATGCTGACTTAGTTGCAGAAGCTATTCATCATAGGGGGCATTCTGTATATTATCTTGATCGTACATTAGTTGCAGAAGACAATGTTCTTGGAGAAGATGCACTATCCAAGTTTAATAAACAATCTTCCATTGAAATGTATATGGAAGACTCTGGTGGTGGTTACTCTGGAGAAAAAGAACTAATGTCCCAATTTGGTTTGCAGAACCTTAGTGAAGCAACCTTCGTTGTAAGTAAGACAAAATTTCAAGAAAAAACAAAACAATTAGAAATAGAAACAGCAACAGACTTAACATCGTCTGGTTCTATTCAATTGGAATCTGGTACGGTATCTGATAGTCAAATATCTTATATTTTAAATGAAACTGATGCAACTGATGCAGACCGTCCTTTTGAGGGTGATGCAATTTATCATCCAACGCTAAAGAAATTGTTTGAGATTAGTTTTGTAGATCACGACGATCCTTTTCATCAGTTAGACAGTAATCCAGTATACAAGATGCGTTGTCGTTTGTTCGATTACGGTTCAGAAGAATTTAGTACTGGTATTACTGAAATTGACGCAATCGAAGATTCTCTATCAGGTGCAAGTTCTGAATATCAGTTTACTCTTGAAAATTCATCAATTGTTGGCCAACCTTTAACTTTAGATTTTATTGATTTGGACCTCTCTTCCGTAGATATATCTTTGGATACTACAATATTGTCCTCCGATCCTGCTTCGTATGGTGAAAGTATCCTACTTGAAACTGGTGGCAATGAGTTCCTTATAAGTGAAGAATATGTAATAAGGGATAAGACAATTCAAAATGAGTTGTTTGATACATTGGATGATACTGTAATGGACTTTAATGAGTCAAATCCATTTGGTGATGCAGGGAGTACAAACGTATGACCACAGGTCAAATAGCTACAGCTGAACAATCACTATACGCCAACTTGATTGCAGAAGCAATTCAAATTCACGGTCATGATGTATATTATCTTGACCGTACACTAGTTGCAGAAGACAAAGTGCTTGGCGAAGACGCACTATCTAAGTTTAACACCCAGTCTCTTATCGAAATGTATATGGAAGATTCTGGTGGTGGTTATGCTGGAGAACAAGAACTGATGTCTCAGTTCGGTTTACAGAACCTAAGTGAAGCAACCTTTGTTGTAAGTAAGACAAGGTTCCAAGAGAAGACAAAACAATTACAAATCGAAACAGCAACAGACTCAACATCGTCTGGTTCTATTCAATTGGAATCTGGTACAATTACGGAATCTGCACTAGCGGGTGAGATATTTTATATTCTAAACGAATCTGATGCGACTGATGCTGATCGTCCCCTAGAGGGTGATGCGATTTATCACCCGGTACTCAAGAAACTATTTGAGATTAACTTTGTGGATCATGATGAACCTTTCCATCAATTGGATAATAACCCAGTTTACAAGATGCGATGCCGCCTGTTTGATTACGGTTCAGAAGCTCTTGATACAGGTATTACTGAAATTGACGCAATTGAAACTTCTCTCTCAACCGCAAGTTCTGACTATCAGATTACTCTTGAACAGGCAACTATTGTTGGTGAAGGATTAACTGTAGATCGATCTTATTATACTGCTGATATATCTAATGTTACTGTAGATGCTGTAACAATTAGTGCAGATGACGATCCAGCGTCGTTTGGTGAAAGTATCCTACTCGAAACTGGTAGTGATGAATATATTATATCTGAAGACTACTATATTGGTGATTATGTGAATGACAAGACCTCACAAAATGAATTGTTTGATACATTAGATGATACAGTACTGGACTTCAGTGAGTCAAATCCATTTGGTGATCCTACATGATTATAAATAGTATTAGGAGAATTTAGATGGCAAATCAATCAATTGGAATAGGTAGTGCTGTAGACGATGGCACTGGAGATACTTTACGAGTAGCTATCGATAAAGTTAATGATAATTTCTTAGAGATTTATACTCTAATTGGAGATGCATCGTCTTTGACCAGCGGTATTAGTGCAACTGCAACAGTGGTGACTTTAACTGCTCCTCTGGTTGCGACTAGTATTTCACCATCAAGTACAGATGGAGCAACACTTGGGACAACATCATTGGAATGGTCTGACCTTTATCTTGCAGATAGTTCAATAATTTACTTTGGTGCAGACCAAGATACAACATTAACTCATGTTGCAGATACAGGCCTGTTAATTAACTCAACTAGACAACTTCAGTTTGGTGACTCTGGAACATACATTCATCAAAGTGCAGATGGAGTTTTAGATTTAGTATCAGATACAGAAATAGAAATTAATGCAACTCTGATTGATGTCAATGGTAATTTGGATGTCTCAGGCACAGGTGTTATTGCTGGCGCAGTTACTACAGCCGCACTAACTGCTAGTGGAATTATCAAAACCGATGATGCTACACAAGCAACTTCTACAACTGATGGTTCACTACAGACTGACGGCGGTTTGTCTGTTGTTAAAGATGCAGTTATTGGCGGTGCCGTTGATATTACTGGCGCAGTTACTACAGCCGCACTAACTGCTAGTGGAATTATAAAAACTGACGACAGTACGGCAGCAACTTCTACAACAGATGGATCATTGCAGACTGACGGTGGTTTGTCTGTTGTTAAAGATGCAGTTATTGGCGGTGACATTAAAGTCAAAAATCTTGGTGTAATTACAGCTGCAGGCACTGACTTTGAAGCTATTGAATTGGAAAATGAAGTTGGCGATCTACTAAGGGAGGACGGCGGCCGTGTTATGTCAGAGACTTCATCATCTCTAAGTCTCGGCGGTGGCGGATTAGTCGGATTTGATCTTGATGGCCCTTTAACTATCGGTGGAAACTTGGTTATACCTAACGGTGGATTTGTCGGTTCTGCTGGTGATGCTAACTCAATTGTAATTTCATCTAGTGGTGTTGTCACTATGAACCAGATACCAGTGTTCAGTGCTGGGTTGAATGTATCAGGTGGTACAATTGCTGGTACATTATCTACTGCTGCACAAACAAACATTACTTCACTTGGTACATTAACAGCACTTACTGTTGATGACGTAGCTGTTAATGGTAAAGTTATTACTATGACAGGC